GCACCGGCGGCCGCCTCTAGGGCAATGGCGGTCATGGCGGTCGCGGCAAGTTGCCCGCTATGAGCGCTGTGTAGCTCTTCTCCGTAAATCATGGGTTATTCCTCCTGAAAGGGGGCAGTCTTCCCCGCCCCCATTGGTGGTTACAGGCTGAGAATCTTGACGATCTTGGCCTTGCCGTCCGAGGCGCTGTCCCAGACCGGCCCGAAAGCGTAGATGCCCCACCAGGCCATGGCCATGATGGTGGCAAACCGCCCGCCGAAGTTGGGGTTCAGGCGCAGGTGCGGAGTCACCGCTTCGATGCGGGCCACTGCCTCGTCCCCGAAGACACACGCCTCGCCCAGCACCGTGGAAGTCCCGGAGAGGTTGCTGATGGCCATGGCCCGGTTGATCTCCACCCAGCGGATGCGGGAGGTCATGCACATTTCGCCCTTGTAGAGCATGTCGCCCTGCTGCATGTGCTGCTGCCACTTCTCGATGCGGCTGTCCTGCAGCAGGCTTTCGATGTTGGTGTTGCAGGACAGGGCCACGAAGTGCTCGCCCCCGCCGCCCTTGGTGCCCCGGTAGAAAGGCACGTGGATGGTGTCCCGCATGTAGGCGCTGATCTTCTTGCAGTGCTCGAAGGTCAGCGGTGCCGTGGCCACCGCCCCGGGAAGGCCGGTGGTGCTAAAGACCCCGCCGGTCATGCTGGTGGGGGAATAGCAGATTTTCACGTCCGAAGAGAAGAATCCATCCCGGGCCGCCTCCGTATCCAAAGAGCGGTCCAGGGATTGAGTCAGTTCCTTCTTCATCACCGCGCTGGGTTTGAATTTGTGCAGTTCCTCCAACTTGGCGGAAAACTGCAACCCTTCGCCATGCTCGGTGAGGGTCAGGCTCCGTTTCCCGAAGGACAGCATCCGCATGGGAATCTGGCCTTCTTCCTGGAGCGCGGTGTTCTGGGCGTCGGGTAACCGGTTCACATGGAAGAGGTTGACCGTCTCGCCGGCGTTTTTCTTGAATCCGAAGCCGTGATCATGGGTGAATGGCAGAATCTTGCATTCCCCCAGGGCGACTTCCAGGAGTTGATCGGAAATCTGGTGATTCCCGAGCACCCCGCCGCCCATATCCGTCCACATATGAGTGTCAGCCATGGTTATGCTCTCCTTGATTGCTGCCCTTTGGTCTCAAGATCCATGAGGATCTGGTCCATTGAGCGTAATTTCGGGGCGGCTGCTGGAGCCGCGGGCCGGGTATTGCCCCGCTCCAGCACCGCATTATTTGCTTGGACCTTGCGGGCTTTTTCCCTTTCCGCGTCCGTCATCTGCACCGCTTTACCGATGCGTTTCCGGACCTCCCCGGCAGCCCAATCTACCTGCTCCTGGAGAGGTTTCCCTTTCATTTCCTCGGGAAGCCTCTCCGCCATGGTCCAGAACAGAATCTCGTCCGCAGAATCTGCAGTCATGTCCAAGCCGGCCTTGGTGGCCCGGTCTATGGCCATTTCTCGCGCCTGTGCGGCTGTCTCCTGTTCCCGCTGTTGGACGGCTTCTCTCTCCCGGACCTGGAGCCGTTCCGCCACCCGGCGGTCGATCATTTCCTCCAGAGCTTTAGGGTCCGGAGTGGCCGGTTGCCCGGCACCGCCGACCCCGGCCTTGCGCCAGGCCCGGGCTACCTTCTTTTGGTAGTCGGGGTCCGCCTCGTCCAGTTCGCTGATCTCCACCAGGGCGGTCTCGATTTTGGCCTCTTGTTCGACCTCTACCTCTTCCGGGGTCTTGGCCGGCGGCTCCGGGGGCTTGGCGGCCTCTTGCTCCGCTATTCTCTGCCGGAGTTCATCCCGCTCCCGCTCCGCAGCTTCCCGGGCCTCGCGCTCCAACTTGGCCTGTTCGGTGGCCGCGGTAACCTTCTGTTGATGCTCCCGGGCCCCTTTCTCTGCCTCCTGATGGTCCTTGTATTTCGGCCTGAACTCCCAGCCTTCCGGAATTTCCTCTTCCGGCGGAGTTTCTTCTTCAGGAGGCTTGGCCTCCTCCGGAGGCGTTTCTTCGGGCGGAGTCTCTTGCTCCGATTCCGGTTCCGGTTCCGGCTCGGGTTCAGGCTGAACTTCAGGTTCCGGCTCCGCACCCGCTTCCATCCGGGCCAGCTTCGCCGCCATCGACCCCGTATCTTCTGGTCCCAAAAATTCCAGGTCCGCCATGGTGCCGCTCTCCTCTCCGCCGCGGGAATCCTTGAAGGGCCGCGGATGGGGCAACAAAAAAGACGGCAAATCGAGTGATCGGGCACCCGATTGCCGTCTTCTTCGTTCTTGCGTCCCTCAGCCGTTGGCCGGCGGTTTGAGAGAACCCCTGGTTTTATTTTACTGCCAAGGCCGGAATCCCTATTCCGGGGCGGCCTCTTCTTCCTGCAAAAACTGGCTTAACTGCGGTCCCATCCTCTGGCGCACCAATTTGCGCGCCTGGAGGGGGGCCGTCAACTTGAAACCCAGACCATCAATGGCCTTTGTCAAGCTTTGACACACTGGATCATTCTTGGCTAAGAACACCAAGCGCCGTTCCAACTGCTTCGCCAGTACGTCCAGAACCGGGCTGGTGTTTAATTCCTGAATCAGCAGAGACGCCTCTTGAACGGCCTCCTGCTCTTTCAGTTTGGCTTCCGCTACCAACTCTTCCGCGGTTTTTACCCGCGGGGGCTCTCCGCTCATAATCTCGGTGGGCATCCCGCCGCCCATGGGTTGATGGGACATTAGGCCTCCACTCCCGGCTGCTCCGGTGGCAGATTAATCTCAGTATGCGTCTTGGCCAGAGCCAGTTCGCCTTTACCCAGGTGCTCATGGGCCTTGGCCTCGTTCATCATGGCCTTGGCCTGTTCGCTCAGGGCCTTGGCCTCGGTCAAGGCTGCTTCCGCGGCGGCCAAGGCTTTTTGAGTTTCGACCGCAGCTTCCTGCTGCACCTGCTGGAGTTCGTCCACCCGCTTCGCAGTTTCCTCGTCCACGAAAACTCCCTCATCCTGAATCCGCAGGCGTTTTTCAATGGACCGGCAAACCTGATAAGGCTTGAGATAGGGTTGGAAGAGGGGGTTTTCTGACATCGGCAGCACCACGTCCCGGATACTCCGCACAATTTCCATGTCCTGCATCAAGGCCGAAATCCCGGCCACCCGGAAATTGCCGGTGGTCAGTTGCGGCAGATTGAGGCCGGTGGGAAACTCGTCGGAGACGGGAACGCGGTATTTATCCGCCACTTCCGGGCCCATGAGCATGGCCAGTTCATCATAGGTGATGTTGATGGCCACTGTCTCCGCTCCGGCCAGGATGGCCGGCAAGGCACCGCCGGCTTCCAAATTTTTGCCGATGGAACCCACCACCGTCATGGACTGGTCCAGGTTTTGGGCGGCTTCCCGGGCCGTGACTTCCGCCCGGTAACCCGGCGCGCCCATGGCCGAATAATCCAGCAGGCCGCCGTCCTGGTGGCGCTGGTCATAAAAATTCATAATGCCGATGGCTTCATTTACATTGGAACGCATGTCCGTAGCCCGCACCACCTGCTGGCCCTGCTGCGAGCCATGCGTAAGCCAGGGTTTCCCCGGATAGGCGTCAGTGTCTGTTGGGTCCACTAAACTGCTCACATCCACTTCCAGCATGGGATTGACCATCCAGTTCAGATGATCGGCGTGCAGGCTCATCAGGTTGGACATCAAGTACCAGAGGCTTTTGATCCCCTGCACCAAGCCCCGGCCGTCAAACCTGAGCAGGTGCGGCAGGGCGCTGAAACCGATGCCCGGCCATCTTAAAGTCGGATAGCGGCTAGCCTTGGGCACCTTGATAACCCTGGTGCCCGCGGTGGTGAAAGTGGCGTTGGGCAGCAGCGTCTCTCCCCGGTGGTCCAGCACCGTACCCCAAAATTCCCGGACCTGCACCGATTTTTGGAAGGTGGATTTGCTCCAGACCATGCCCTTGCGCCGGGCGATCTCCATTTCCGTGAGATGGGGGTCGAAGCTCTTGCCCCAGCCGCCGCCGGGACCGAAATCCTCGATGTTGGTCGCCTGCCCTGCCTTTTCCCATTCCTTCAGGATATGGTAGGGCATATATTCCTGGTGGATCCAATAAACCCCTGATTGCGGTTCCCGGGACACTGCATCCGGGTCCCGGTAGATATTCCAGGGAGGCACCAGGATGTAGCGCAAGCCTTTCCCGGGACGCCACACTGGAATCATTTCCATGGATTGACCCACTGCCAGGGACATGCCGGTGGCATCCACGAAACAACTAGAAAAATTGGCGTAATTCCTGGAGAGCATGGTCGTCATCAAGTCTTTCTGGAAGGTCGCGGCCTCTTGCTCCCGTTCGTTTTCAATGGAGAGATAGTCCACGTCAAATGCCCTGCGGACGATGGCCATGCCGAACTGCACCAGTTTGAAGGGCTTAGGATAAACCACCCGGGTCTGCCAGGGTTCCTTGCGGGCAAAATTAACAGGCTCTTCCTCGTTGTAAACCCGCCAGCACTCATCCTGCTGCCGCCGGATCTCCCGCATGGAATCCACCGAAGTCTTGACGCAATCATCCATGAACGAGACGAAGTGGGACTCGTTTTCCCGGCCATAGGCGCTGGCTGCGGCTTCCCTTTCGCCCAATTCTTTCGGATCGGTGACTGCTCCGGGCATTTCTTAAACCTTATGGCTTCCCCTTCACTTCAGGGGCTCGGTAGTGATTGGTTTATTGACGTTTTGATAAAATGGGTTGTTTTTATTCATCGCCTTCTCTTGAGCTTCATAGCGAAGCTGTTGTGGAGTTTTGGTCTCCGCCGGGGCCTGGGCAGGTTTGATGAGGGCTGTATTGACTTCCTTAACGAAACCAGGAGTGAGTTTGTCTGTTAACCAACCTCCTACGCCCATATTCGCCTCCTAAAACTTCATCTTCTTGACGGGTTCCCCGACATTGATCATTTTCAGACCCTTTTTCTTGGGGGCCTTTTGGGGCAATCCCTTCCGGGGTGTGGCGGCGAACTCCCGCACGTCCCCGGGCTTCATGTTCTTGGCTATCTCCGCCGAGGGAGTTCCCGGTTTGGCCTTCATCTTCCCTTCCTGAATGGCCTTGGCCATACCAGCCGCCTTTTGCTGCTTCTGACTCACTGCGGGCATCAGCTTTTCCCCCAATCAATAAGGTCATAGTTCTGTCGGTATTTTCCCGAGACGTGCCGGCAGCTGCTCAGGTCCCCGGTGGGGTAAGGGGGTTCCCCGTTCCAGCCCTCCCGGGGGATCACTTCCTGGTTATTCAGGACGTTCTTGAACCCTTCGCTGGTCTTCACGGAACCATCCGGATTCTTACCCTCAAAAAACTTGACGGGCCACCAACCCTTAAAACCGCCGGTCTCCATCTTGCCCATTACATTCCGGCTCCTGTCGTGACGTAGTTTTGCGCCCGCTGCTTGATCCTGGCCGCCGTCTGGCGGTACTTCTCCAGGTTGACCCGCTTTTGCAGGCTCGGCAGGAGCACGCTCACGGCGTTGGCCCAGGCGTCCGCCGGGTGGCTATGCACGTCCTTTTCCGGTTTCAGATCCCGGCGCACGTTGCCGGAATTGTCCTTCTTATAGTGCCAGGCTCCATTCAGGGCCTTGTGCAACAGCTTGTTGTCCTGGGAGAGCAGCACCACCGGATCATTCCGGAAATCCCGCGCCAGCAGCCCATTCTTGATATGCCGCCGGATGGTGGACCATAACGACGGCCCCGGCTCGAAGAAAATGCCCGGCTCTTTGATGAATTTGCCGAAGGCCGTCTCCACCGCCTTGGCCGCGCTCTCGTTGATATTGCTCTGGTCCGGCTGCTTCATGGTCCGGTCCCCGCCGATCCGCCAGCACCGGGCCTTGCCTTTCCAGGTCGGCGAGGACAGGCGCGGGAAGACCAGGGTGTCCATCAGGATGCGCACGTCCGAATTGGGCAGCCGCATGGTCTCCAAAAACACCAGCCGGCCGCTGGAGGTGACCTGCCCCAGCACGCAGGCCGGATAATGCCAGGAATCGAAGAACGCGAAGGACTCCAGCCCCGGCGCCGGAATGAGGATATCCGGGCAGCGGTGGATCTCCGCTTTGTATTCCGGGGTCACCGCCTCTCCCCTGAAGATCTGGGCGAACTTCCCCTTGACGTAGCGGGCGTAAGCCGCCGGATCGTTGGCATACATCTTCATGGCCATCTGCCGGCTCTCTTCCTTGAGGTGCCGGTTCTCGCCGTAAGGCACGAAGAAGACTTCCTTTTCCACCAGGGGATAGTTGGGGTCGAAGTCCTCTTCTTCGATGAAGCGCCGGTGGGTCCAGTGCTCCTCGTCCGCGGGGTTCATGTCCACGATCAGACGTCCCCGGGTGCCCTTGCGGCGCACCGCCCTGATGCCCGCTACGTTATAGGTCTCTTCGCTTAAGCCGGCGTTGGCCTTATCGGCGATGGGGGCCGGCTCGTTCAGCCAGATCAGGGAATAGGCGGAGGAGCCCTGGAGCTTTCCCAGGGAGGCCGGATCATCGATGCCGAACAGATCCACCTCGATCCGGGGATTGGTGAAGATGGTCAGTTCCTTGTACTCGTTCTTGAAACGGTACATCTTGGTGGGGTTGTCCGGGAAAAACTCCTGAAAGAATTCCTGAATGGAAGGAACGATGCTTAGCTTGATGTTTTCCAGCGTATCCCTAACAATGGCGCACCTTATTGGCACACCGCACAGTCCTGCATGATAAATAATGCAGCCGATACAACCAAAAGTCTTACCCTCTCCTAAACTGGCGATAAGAATGGTAATAGTCTTCTCCGACTCAATGAATTTCCTTACAGTTGGAGAAAACTTGGAGAGGAGATCGAACTGTTGCATAATCTCGCGATAAGGGATTAAAAAAAATATGTCAAGTTAAAAAATAACTTGACATTTGAATATATCTAACAGTAGATAATGTTTATCTTTAGAGATTAGAGGTGTTATCCGATGAAAAAAGTAAACGTAAGGGGGCCAGGGAAATTCAAACTTGCAACCAATTTAAAAGTTCGAAAAATTGGGGATGCATTATATGCCTGTTTGCCAAAACCATTTTGTGCCTTAAATAACGTGGAAGTCGGAGACCCAATAGCCGTTGCCGCCAGTAAAAACGTGCTTACATTGGTATTTCCACCGGGAGCTAAACAGGGAGAAAATGATGGATCATGCTAAGGCGAGACAAATGGTCCGAAAGGCCATAAAAGACAAAAAATTGATGAAACCTTTTTTCTGCGCAGAGTGTTTATCTGTACAAAATTATCTTCATGCCCACCATGATGACTATTCCAAACCTCTAAAGGTTAGGTGGCTCTGTCCGTCCTGCCATCATGAACTGCACAAAAAAATGGGGGTGAAAAGGGGACCGAGTAAATTACGCTCGGTTATAAGGAGGATAATTAATCATAACGGTTCACTTTATGTCTGCTTACCAAAACCATATTGCCAAAAAGAGCAAATTCAGCCAGGAGATAAAGTGGCCATCATTAATCAATGGGCTTATTTGGAGATAATTCCGTTCAGGAGAATACGCCGCTCATGAATAGTCATCCACAAGTCCGCCCTCTTCTCCCCCTGCCACACCTGGCGCTACACCCTGGAGCGCGTCTGGTGGCCCCTGGACAAGCACGTGGTAGCCTTTCTGGGGCTGAATCCTTCCACTGCCGATGAAACCCAGGACGACCCCACGGTGCGCCGCTGTCTCGGTTATGCCAAACAGTGGGGTTATGGCAGGATGGTGATGCTCAATATCTTCGCCTTCCGGGCCACCGATCCCCGGGTGATGAAGGCTGCCCCGGACCCGGTGGGTCCGGAAAATGATCGTTATCTCCTGGAAGCATCCCGGCGGGCCCATCTGGTGGTGGCTGCCTGGGGAAATCACGGTGCCTTTCGAGGCAGAAGTAAGAGGGTGGTGGAAATGCTGCGGCAGGCGGGAGTGGAACTCAGGTGCCTGAAACTGACGGGCCAGGGTGAGCCGGGCCACCCCCTCTATCTGCCCAAGAACCTGCAACCGGTGAGATTGCCTTGAGATGGGTAACCGCGCTCCCGACTGGACCCTGGGCTGGCTCAAGTGCGATACCTGCAGCTATGAATGGAACGCCATGGTGGATGACCTGCCCCAATACAGCGGCCCGGTGAGAGATATTGTCACTCAATCCAAACCCTTCAAGGCCTCCTGCCCCCAATGCGGCCAGGAAAACTGCTTCTTGCAGGAAATCATGGGTGTCTGATCCAGCCGCCCGCCCAAAGGGTTCTAATTTTCCTGCTTTGGCCTTCCCACCATCTTGCATTGCTTGACCATTACCGCGCACTTGGCGGCTGTTTCGGCGGTGCTTTGCAGGAAAAAAGCGATAAGATCCTCCACGTCATTCATGCCGTCTCGGCTCAGATCATCGTTAAAATAGCCTTTATCAAAGAGGACATCCACCAACTCCTTGGCCCGCATCTGATAATGGGGTTCGATCTTCTTCTCTTCCTCAGCCATGACCTATCTCCTTCTCCTTTTGGCTCTTTTCTGAAAAACCCAGAAATAGCAATGGTATTTCCGGGCGTGTTTCTGGACCTTATGGTTGGGGTGCATCATTCTGGGAGTCGCAGCTTCCAGGACAAACAGGTCCTTATCGATAAATCCCAAACCCAAGGCCTGATACCAGACGACGCAGTGGGTCATATTATTGACGCCGGAGAGCACCCCATCCTGACACTTGAATACCAGCCAGCCCCCCGGTGCCAGCACCCGGTGCATCTCCCGCATCGCCAGGAAATAAAAGTGCCACAGATCCTTGATGGTGCCGACTAATTCGCCGAAGCGCGCCTTCAAGGTGGCCCCGGGGCCGGTGCGGGCCAGAAACGGGGGATCGAAGACCGCCGCTCGGATACAGCCATTCTTCAGGGGCAGGTGGCAGACATCGGCGGTGATGACACCTTTGCGCCGGGGGGCCAGGTCAAAGCAGAGACGGGGCCGTGGCAGGTTTTTGTAAAAGCAGCCGCTGCCGAAAGTCACATCGCAGTCAATGGGGCCGGTATGCAGGGCCACAATGTTCTGCAAAATTTCATCCTGGGAATAGGAGATGGACTTGATGATGGTCATTATTGTGGTAGTCTTCCCGATGCTGTAGTATCGCGGAGCGTGGTATCCAAAATATCGCCTATCGAATAACGCTGATCTTGAATAAGCCGAAAAGTTTTAACTATAGCGAAATCAATCAGACGGATACTATCGAAGGCAATTCCATATTGATCAAAATTGATAGTTTCATTTATAGTAGTTTCGATTATCTCCGGGACGCATTCAGTACCTGGCTTGCTTTGAATAAAACGCGCAATCTCGCTCATGGCAAGCTGGCGTATTGTTTCTTCAGCGTGGTGCAGGGTATTATAAAGCTTCCAAATATCAGTAATCCGATAACCCACGGAAGCAGTTAAGGTAATAGTTTTGTTGTCTTTAGTAGAAAGTGTTTGTATTCCCATTGTGCAAAATCGCAGACGCACCGTTTGGCGATAAATAGAATCAATATAGGGAATGCGTAGATGAATGCCAGGGCCAAGGGTCTTAACCCAAAAACCAAGGCGAGTGCGAATTGCCCCCTCCCATGGCTGAATTACCGTCCACCAAACGAATATGTCTGCAAATCGCCTTATGAATTCAAATATGCCGTTCATTTATAATCCTCATGGTGTTACTTGGGGATCCTTCCTCTCGGACATCTTGCAGGCCGACCGCAGCAGGGAGGCGATGAACCGCTCCGGCATGGGAAAAGGCGTTCTTTTAATGGCGTGCTGAATTATTTCCAATGGCATGATGCCCTCTTCTTTGACTACCATTAACCCTGCCCCATCTAATTTCTTTGACAGGTTCCACGAATCTTGCTCGTCTTTTAAAATTCCCGGTCCCAGGACAAACCAAAATTGATGAGAGAGTAGGTATGCCTGGACCCGCTTGACCGGATTTTCCAGTTCGGCCAAAAAATCGCTCCGGGCCGATTTGATTTCATAAGCTATGCGCTGAAAATTTCCCGATTTCCAGGGACACATGGCAAAGGCGTCGATATAGCGTTCACCATCCAAACCCGCGCCGTAGCCCGGTGCGGGTGCGCACGTTGGTCAAGAAGATCCACTTGGGCGGCAAATGCCGCTGCCTGAGTAGTTCGGTGATCTCGGCTTGGGTCATTTTTCCCCTTGGTCGGCGAGGCTGGGCTTCTGTCCCGATTGTTGACAATCTAAGCCGCGAATTGTTACCAATCCGGCCCGGTCTTTGTTGTCAATCGGGCTGCCGTCAGGCGACACCCCAGCCTCCCCGGTGTGGTAATTACTCGTTCCGCGCGATCGCGGCATTGGCCCAGGAGACCGCCTCCTCCAGCTTGGTCAGGGCCAGAGACCGCTCCCGGGAGTCGGGACAAAACCTGCAAAGCTCTTGAGCAAATATTTTAGCCATATCCCGAATTTCCTTATACCTCTCTGACTTTCACCCGCTCCGCCATCTCCGGGTCGCTGGCAAAGTCCTCCTGCATCTCTTCTTTCAGCGCCTGGGCGAATTCCTGCATCAACTCCATCCCCCCTCCCAGCTTCTTCGGAGGAATCCCCTCCAGGTCCGCTTCGATCTTCATGGTGATGATGACGCCCTTCATTTGTTTTCTCTCGCCAGTTGAACCAATCCGGCCCAGGGGTTTGACTTTCGAAGACCGGAAATCCGGTTCAGATGCACCCAGATTGCCGCCCAATAGCCAAACATCTGGAACTTGTAGTGCCCCAGGGCATCCCAAGCCTTTTTCTCCGCCTCTTCCAGTTCAGCAATAAGCCGTTCTTTCATGCAGTCCCCAGGCATTTAAAACAGATGCTTGACCCGATAGCCGGGCCACCGCACTGCACCTCATCAAAATATCTGGACCAAGAAACCACCAGACGATGCGCCTCTTTCCGGTCCCAAGTGAAGGTAGTGGAAACCATCATAGGCACATCAGCACTGGCGGTCTCGCGGATGAATAATGGCGGTTCTCCAACAAAGGCCAGCCTATCGGTGGGCGTCCACTTCGTGCGCCGGGGGTAGACGCGGATGATCATTTCCAAAATCCCAAAATAAAGGGCACCCACACAAAGTCATGTATAAGGGCCAAGATCAGCACGAATAGATACGCAAAGAGGAAACCACGATCTGTCATGGCCTTTTCATTCCGCCTCCAACTTCTTGCCGGGGTACACCCCCTTGATCTCCTTCAGGAAGTACTTGCCCACCGAGGCCGCGGCCAGCAGTTCCTGGTACATCTCCGGCGGCACTTCCTCATAGGCCCAGGTGGGCCCGGAATGGAACTTGACGTAGAGCTTCCGGCTCTCTTCATCGTAGCCCACGGACTCGATGAGCGAGGAAACTACGGTGATCATCTCTGGTGCTGACATGGCAACCTCCTTAATTGTCTGGCAGCGTTTCTCTTGGCCTGCCGCACGGCCTTCAAAACTTCTCTGATATAAGCCTGATTGCCGGTGCCGTTATACTCCCGCACCGCCGCCCGTAAATTGCCGTGGTGTTTCCTGAGCAGTCGGCCCAAAATCCGGGCCCCGACCATGATGTTTTGCCGCGGGTCCCAGGGGTCAATCCGGTACTTCTTCACCGCCGTCCGGCACAACTGCATCAGTCCCTTGCACCTGCCCCCGGGGCGGGACCTGCCAGACATCCTGGCGCAGGTGCCTGGTCCCGGGGTAGTTGGCGGCGTGCATGGCGATCGCAACTATGTCGTGATTAACCGCAACATCTGGGGCTCGCCCGGTAGCCATGCGAATGCCCTCTGATGCTCCTCCTCCACCGGCAAAAAGATCAACGATGATCTCATGATCGCCCTTCATATCAGCCCCTCCGGAATCTCCACCTCGAACAGCCCTAATTTCCCCCAAACCGGGAACGGCTTGGCAATGGCCCGGCGGTCACTCAAAAACCAGGCGTAGCGCTGAGGCGAGAAATCGCCAAAAGGAAGGTGGTCACCAAGTTGCAGGTGGCCACGGCCACGCCGTATTTTAGGTGTTGCCGTACCCATTGGGCAAACTCAAGGTGATCCTTGGGCTTTCTTCCGAAAATCGGGGCGATTGCCTGCCGCCAGACCTCTTGCTTCCCCAATTCAAACAGCAGACTCCAGGACATCACCTTTTGGGAGGCGCAGATGAGCAGCGGCCCCCGGTAGCTGGTATTCCAGCCCCGGGTTTCCAG